AAGGTTGACAACGCAATTTGTCATCAGAATTAAAAAAAAGATGACCTCTTGCGTCTGTTGTTCCAGAACTAAAAATCACTACGTCTTGACCTAACTTAGTTCTTTTGACCCAAAAAGCAAAGGTCATTTGATTACTACCAGCACCAGAAGGTGTCAGGTCAAAATATGCATCATCATCACGATTAAACCTTAAACTACGTTCTATTACAAAATCTTTAGCAGCCCCAGAAGCTCCTGCTCGAATTGTGTCAAATAAAGCCATTTATTTTACATCCAAAGAAAGAACACAATGAATCACACCGCTTGCCTTAATCACATAATCTAGTCTATCAACTGCATTAGCTCCTGTCGATAAAGTAGGTGCTGTTCCTCCCACAAATTTATAATCAGAATGGAATGATGCTGTTCTACTGCCTGTTCCATCTTGCGTGATAAATATTGAGCCTGATTGACCAACAGCATTGCCATCATTACTTGGATTACCGAAAGTTCTGTTACCCCCTAAAGTTACTGAATGATGAATACCTGAGATAAAATCAACAGTTATTGTCGATCCATCAGATAAAGAGGATACTGCTGCTGGACATCTTGCATTTGCACCTAAAGATAAACCAACAGAAAGACTAAGTAAACCACTTGAAGAGTCGTCTGCATCAGATCTTAAAAAACTTGCAGAATCTATGCCGTCTAAAGTTGCTGCATTTCCTCCATCAGCAGAAGTTATATAGCCAGCACCATTAGTAAGTTGATTATTGTTGGTTACGTTAGTGGCAGATGCGGCTATACCATTTAATTTTGATAAAAGTGTATCTGTAAAATTATTATCAGTTTGAGTTGCAACAACAAAATCTAATGTTCCATCAGAATCTTGATATGTGACTGTAATTCCTGTCTCAGTATTACCTGTGACCATTCCTCCAACAAAGTCTTCTACTTGTTCTTCAGTAAGAGTTGCAGTTATATATCCAGCACCGTTTGTTAATTGGTTATTATTAGAAATATTTGTAGCTGATTGCCACGAAAGATTGCCGTTAGTATCTGTTTGTAGAAATTTTCCATTTTGTACATCATCAGGAAAAGTTAACGTATAACTAGCACCAGCACTGTGAGCAGGGGATTTTAGTTTTATGCCATGACTTTGTGCAGAACAATTTAATTGAAGCGTTCCATCATTACCTCCAGCACCTCTAACTTCAAAAACACCTGTGCCATTTGGCTCTACTTGGACGTTTCCATTACTAGTTGCGGTAGTTATTTTACTTGATTGGACATCTAAGTTTCCTCCAAGTTGAGGAGATGTGTCATTTATAAGATCATTAATTTGAACAACACTTCCAGAATCGTTTTTACTGAATAATGCACAATTACTGGTTCGTATTGCGAGTTCCCCTGCTGCAAGATCACTAGCACCTGGATCGCTACCGCTTGCTCTTTTTAATTTAATCGTGTTCGCCATTGTTCGACCTCCTGATGGTTAAAGTTTAGTATGTTCCTCCATCTATATCAAAACTAGATGCACTTTCATCTTCTAAGAATGTAACCAAATCAGATAATGCTACCTGTTTCATTGTTCCAGCGTCATTACAAAGAAATCTATCTGCTGCTGCAAGTGTTGTTGAACTAGCAGATGTTCCACCATCAATTAAATTCAACTCAGCAGTTGTTATATTTGCTCCATCAAGAATACCAATTTCTGTTGAAGTTAATAATGCTAGTGCAGCAGAAGCTCCAGATTGACAGGAAGATAAGTTTGTTAAGTCTGTTGCAGATGCCTGTGCACCTAAAGATGCTCTTGCTGTAGCTCCTGATTCGAGAACAAAGTTTGATCCATCACCAACAATAAAATTACTATCTGTTGGTGAAAGGCCAGCTATATCAGTAAGTTGGGCATCAAAAGCCTGTACATTCGTTCCAATAGCTAATCCTAAAGCAGTTCTAGCAGCCGAAGCAGAGGTTGATCCTGTGCCTCCATCTCCAACTGCCAAAGTACCTGTTATTGAACTTGCACCCAAATCAACAGCCATCTCTGTCGATTCAATTACTATTCCACCATTAGATTTAAGATCAACACTTAACTCATTACCACTTTTATCGAGGCCATTTCCAGCAGTTACGTTACCACTAGAAGAAAAAGTACTATAGGATAAGTTATTCGTGCCAACGACAGCAGATCCTTTGTTATCTGTACAAACGAAACCAATATCAGCATTAACAGTTCCTTGTTCTACAAAAGTAAACATACCAGCAGCGTCAACACCAGCAGCTAAGTCATCAGTTCTCGCCCAAGTACTTGCTTTACAGAGATACAGTCCGTTCTCGGTTGCAGTCGATTGATTTTTTACAAGTACTCTCTCATCAGCAGAAACCGCTACACCATCTATAGTTTGTGTACCTGAAAGTGTAATATTAGCTGTAGTTGCAACTTTAACTGAATCTTTTACATCAAGTCCTTGCGAGACAGAGTCAACATAACCTTTAGTTGCAGCATCAGCAGTAGCAGTAGGTGTTGCTAATGATGTAATTTTTTGGCTATTGGCAGAAACATCAGCAGAAGGTGCTGTCATCTGATCTAGTCTCGAAGTTCTTACTTGAGTATCAAAATCACTTACTTTCGCTGAAGTTAACGTTGGTACGTCTGCGACTACAAGTGATCTAAATGTAGGAGCAGCAGCACTTCCAGTTGTAGGACCAGCTAGTATAATATTTGCGTTTCTAGTTGTTGCTTTATCAAAAAATGCTCCCTTACCACCAATAGGAATAATACTCGTAGCGGAACCTCCCGATCCCCCCGTGCCCGTACCATAGATTAGGACTTCATCACCTTCTCTAAAGGCAACCTCCGCATTTTCCATTGAGGTTGGGTTAGACGATCCAGTGGATCTTTTTATCCTGATCGTGTTAGCCATTAGAAGTTTCCTCCATCTACGAGTGTTAGTTTGGTTGTTGTGCTATCTGCTTTAAATGTATCAGATGCAGCGTGATAGTACAGAACTGCATTATCAACTTTGCCTGTAATATCAAAATTAAGGCCAGATATGGTTCCTGACGGACCTTGTGGACCTTGTGTTGTTATTTCAACTGTAGTAACATCAGAAACCTGTGAAACTACAACTTGATTAGGATTGCTCATACTGTGTAACCCTCACTTATAAATAGTTTACCCTCTAAATAATAGTTTTTGCTACCACTAGGTTCTGTTAATAATACGTCATAAAACAAAATACTTGGAGTAAAAGTTGCTGTTTGTGTATCTGTAAGAGAAATATCTACAATTCCATTAGTTCTATCTGTATAAGCTACTGTCCAATCTGCGTATTTTGTGGAACGTGACTCATCATAAACCTGTGCAGCCACAGTATATCCTGATAAATTTATTGCCGATCCAGTAGAATCTTTAAATGTCAATTTTATAGGAAAGTCTGCTCTCCTATCAACAGTAAAATTCTTTTTCCCAGGTATAATTGCCATAGTTAAACCTTGATTATGTACATCATAGCTATATTACGAGGTCTAGTTTCATTACTGTTGCTTGTAGAACCTTGATTTCCTGTATTACCTGTGACTGTATGATCGTGCGAAGCATCAATAGATAGGTTAGAAGCTAGGCCAGAACCCCCACCGCCACCAGGATTAGCATCTTGGTTGCCTGTTTTAGTAAAAATACCAGTTGCAGAACCAGGGTTTTGAGCCATAGTTGATGACGCAACACTCAATGCACCAGTAAGAGACTTATTACTTGTAGTCAAATCAACTGCGTGTAAATGTTGTCCAAAAGCTGCTGCTTGTGCTGTACCTATAGATCTACCATTATCAGTTCCCTTGCCATTATCAAAACCTCTAATAAATTCCCCTCGAAGATCAGGAACTTCAAAAGTACTTGATCCATTCCCTGCTCCATATTGTGTTCCAATAACAGCAAACAAAGCAGCATATGTTGTTCTATTTACTGTCTGTCCATTACATTCAAGATAACCTGATGGAATTGTTGCTACTGCCATACAAAAAACAGCACCAGATGGTACACCTGTAACAACTGAAAAACTAAGAACACCCGATCCATCTGTCTGTAAAAATTCTCCAGCATTGCCATCTGTAGCTGGAAGAGTAATACTTACATTTCCTGCTAATGAACTTGGAGCTTTTAAAGAAACGAATGGTGCACCACTGGAATCTTGAAATCTTAAAGGTAGTCCGTCTGTAATATCTAGTCCAGAATCACTAACTGAAAATCTTTGTGTTCCAGCAGTAGAAAATCCTAAAGAGTTAGCACCTGATCTAAACATTCCTGTGTCAGCATCCCCATCAAACGCATAAGCTGGTGTACCAGCACCCGAAGCATCATCTCCTAGTAATGGGCCTGTCATCGTGCTTCCAGCTTTTAGCATCAAACCCAAGTTAGCTTCGTCTAAATTTCCTACTTCGTAGAATGTTGCACTAGCAGCAGCACTATTACCACTTGTTGCTCTTATTAATAACTTCTTTGGAGTAGTTGAACTATCGGCAACAAATTCTGCTGGCTGTATTTCTCCAGCACTAGACTTTGCTCCAAAATTATTAGATGCTACTGCTGCAAAAGTACCTTCAATATCTAGTCTTACTACCTGACCAGAAGCATTATCTATATTTTTATTACCGACCTGTGCCATTTAAAAAATAATTTCCCCCATTCTACCCTCCTTTGCCATAACCGACAGCTTGAAATGTAAATTGTTTATTTACTGGATTATTACTACTATCTTTAATACTTATATTAAATCCTGTACCAGTTACACTTGATAATACAAAATATTCTCCAGCAGCAGCACCCTGTATTGTTATGCCCACAGAAGGTAAAAAAGCATTAGCACCTCCTAAACTAGAAGTTCCTACAAAAAACGGACTTCCAAACGTCACATCAAGTCCTGACCCAGAAGTTCCAGATGATATGGGTGCTGTTGAAGTACTTCCTCCACTTACATAACTTCTTTCTGTTCTTGATTCAAAAGCAGCAAAGATTCCAAGTTGTTGTATTGAAAGATTGTGTCCTGTATTTTCTGATTTTAAATTAACTCTAAATTGAAATCCTCTACCTTTGAATGTTCCATTAGCAAAAGTATTAAATTGAGTATAAGTTGGTGAGCTAGAAGGATCTGTTTGAGTTGTTCTAACACTAATAGAAGCAGAAGTATCGTTTACTTGTGGGCCGTCAAAATTACCATTTGGAGCGTAGTCATCCCAAAAAGTCCCAGACGGAATTAAAGTATCTATTGTATTAACAAAAGCAAATGTGCAATTAGATGATGAAATAGCACTTCCAGAAGCTAAAAACTGAAAAGTATTTGTGGTTAAATTATCTGAAAGTATTTGAAAAACTCCATCCGTAGCACCTCCTGTTAAAGCAACAAAATCTACATAATCCCCTGCGGATCTTCCATGACTATTACTTGTTATTTCAATAACAGTTTGAGTTTGACTACTAACAGTAGCAGTTGTTCTTACATAAGTTGCAGTTATTGTCTGCCCACCACTTGCAAATCCAATACTTTGAATTAACCTTTTTAAGTTAAGAGAAAATACACCGCCTAAATCTATAGTATTTGCAAAATCGTAAGTAGCAGTAAGATTACTTGCTGGATCTGTTAACTGTAAAGCACTAGATACTACAGAACAATTTGTCTTTGTACCAGCAAAAGGAGTGCTGTCTGTATCTTCTCTATCAGCCAAGATCTGTTGACTATCAATCAAATCAGGTAAGTCTAATATTACAGAAGTCTCTCCAGTACTGAAGTTTCCTTGGTCATCTCTAAATTTAAGGATGTATTCTCCGTCAAGACTAGGGACTACTGCTTCTGTGGTATTACCAGCAAGTGCTTCTATTAAATCAACGGAGTTTTGGAACGTACCACTGCCATCTGTTTTATTACTATGACGGACATAAACTTTTCCTCCATGTATAACATCAGCATCAGTAGATTCTGTCCATCTAAGTCTTATAAGTTTATTAGTAACAGGCTCTATTGTTAGATTCTGTACATCTGCTGGAGGATCAGTTTTACCAACAGCATTAAAAGTAACATTAGTAGAGGTTGCTGATATTTCTAATGCTGCATTTATTGAATAAACTTGTATTTCATACGGTCCAGCTACAGTATCTAGAATTTCAAAATCAGTTCTAAGTACAGTTTCAGATATCCAGTTTGTATTATTAAATCTGTATTGAACTAAATATTGACTAACACCTGTAACATTTATCCAAGAAATAATTAATTTGGTTCGTGCGACTGCGTTTATAACTACAACTCTTTCGTCAACTGTTACGTTAGAAGGTGGATCTTTTAACTCGTTTAATAAAGATACATTTCTAGCTGGTAAGCTAATTCCTTGTTCAATATTGTCATATTTACCAGCTATATAAGTTAAAGCAGTTATGTTGTAATTTATTCCATTTTGTTCTTCAACAGTAATTACTCTATATGTTTGTGGCTCTAAACTAGAACTTTGTAAAAGCCAAATACTATTAGCATTAGGTGTTTGACTAAGTGCTGAATCTAAAGTAATTACACTACCAACAAGACCAATAACATTTTTTGTCTCTATTGTTCCATCAGGCAAAATAACACTACACTTTTTATTTGTACCTCCAAAAGTATTTAAATCTTGAACACTATCTACTGTTATTTGCGTTGTAGTAGCTGTATTTATTCTTCCTGATCTTCTTTCCCCTGCTCTTACTGGATCGTTTATTGATATAACAGCACCAGGTCTAATAATTGCTCCAGCATCTTTTGAAACTCCAAAACTCACAACTTCCGATTCATTTTGTTCACTGAAAATTATTGCTTTCCCCATTCTTTGAGCTTGCCCACGAGATGTTACTCCAAACGCTTTTACATCTTTTTTTATAATTCCTAGTTTGGCCTGTGCAGTGGTATCTTCTACAACTTCATAATCTATTTCTCTACTATCCATATTAAAATAAGCAACACTTATAACCGTGTGTCTTTGTTTTAAACTGCTTCCAGAATAAGAAAAACCTCCTTCAATTACATTTGCCAAACTAAACAAATAACTTGAATCTGTAGGTCTATCTTGGGCAAGACTTATTTTTCCAGCAGACCATATAGGGTATGCTCTCATAACTCCAGATATATCATTTATTAAAGTAAAGGCTTCTTTTGATCCTTGTATATTTACATTTAGACTGAATCGAGCTTCTTGTCCTCCAAAACCATCACTTACTAATTCATTTGCATATTTACTAGCTTCAATAAATGAATATAAATCTATATCTGTATCTGATATATGTGTACCAAATCCATATCTCTCAGTAGTTAACAAATCAAGTAATGCCATGGCAGGACATGAGTTCCATTGAGCAGCAGCCATCGTTCCATTAAATATATAATTAGCTGGATAAATTATTCTTCCTGTAGCTAAATCAACTGTTGGAGTTAACCCTCCATTAGCTGCTGGTATTCTTGTTTTTATCCCTCTTATTCGAAAAGATCTGCTAGGTATTGAACTGAATTGCTCAGAATCAAACCTTAGATTCATGTAGGCACTATCTGGATAATCTTGTTTATCATCAATTATTTCTGTAATCGTAGTCCAATTAAAAGCATCAACTAACTGCCCACCAGAGGTAGCATCTGCTGTTACTCTTATTACTTTTACATCAATAGGAAAAGCACCTGTAAAGTCAACTCTGTAATCTTTTTGGTATGCGTCAGCAGTTCTTCCTTTTACTGTGTCAGATAAAACATCTGTAAAACCCCCACTGTTATATTGAACTTGAATTTTGAGAGAAACAGAACTACCTAATATATCTCCCTCATCTGTAGTTTTTTGTATTGATGGAAAGGTAACAGTTATTCTTGCTGCGTCAACTTGTGTATTGGTTATTTGTCTGGTAACACCACCTCCAGCAGCAGTTACTTCAACTCCTACGGAAGAAGATGATTGAGAACCAACAATTCCTGGTATATGATTTTGACTTGCCGTTCCAAATCTAGGTGTTAACTCCACATCTTGAAAATTAAAATCCGATGTAGCTGGACTTGCGTTATCAGCAGATGAAGTAAGAACAGGTGTATTATCAAGAACAATATCTTTTAATGAAGCGTTGTTATATGTTTCAGTTCCTCTACTTAGTGCAGCTTTTGACGGAGTAGCAAAGCCTTCAATTTCTCCCTCAGATATTAAATCTTGAATTGTAGCAAACTGTTTGCTGTTTAAAGTATCAGGCTCTCTCGTAGGTTTTTTATTTCGTCTATTATTACCAAAAACTCCACCAGAACCAATAATATTTTTAGTCATGCGTGTACCTGATTAGTATCTATTCCAGCAGAAATTACCACAGATCCAGTTATAACTTCTCCGTAACATATTGGTATGCTAGTTCCTGCCCGTGAAGTATTTTGTATGCCACTAAAACTAAAAGATATTCTAGGGTCTTGATCATTTTCAAAATCCTCTGGTTGCTCTTGCGGAAATAATAAATTACTTACACCTGTAAGAAGTAATCCAAGACCAATATTACCTAAACTAGCAGCCAAAGGACTCGCAGCAGAACCTCCAGTTACAGCAAAATTAAGTCCTACTATACCAGCACCTCCAGATGCTATTGCAAATCCCACGAGTGCTGCTCCTAAAAGAATCTTACCTGTATCTCCTCCTGCTCCACCTATCACAGGAACTATACTTATTTCACCTTTACCAATAGGATGATGAATTTCTTCTGTAGTTATCTGATCTTTATTTACTAATACTTTATAATAACGACTAGCCATATATGCTTCTACTTTTGGAAAATTGCAAATAAGAAACTTAACAGCATCAGCCGTAGAATTTATAACAGCTTCTAATTCTTTATGACCGACAAAATCGGCTAGATCTCCATAAAGTTTAACTTTTGTGAGCATAACGTAACCTCTTACCTGTACATTTTAGCAACCATTCAGAGTAAGGCTCTTTACAAGATAGTCTATCTGCTAAATGATGTAAAACCATGCCATCTAAAAAAATAGCTACATGATTTAATCCAACCGCACCAATAGACATAAACAACAAATCACCGTTTTGTAAATTTTCATTTTGCCTTAGTTCTCTAAAACCTGTTCTCCATGCACAGCTTTCAAACATAGGATTTTGCAAAAACTCTTCTGGTGTTATAGGTCTATTCCAATCTTTTAATATTATATTTTTTTCTTGTTTATACCAATCTCTAACTAATGAATAACAATCACAAACACCCCACACCCAGGGTCTGCCACATATTTTTGGAACGTAACCTTCTGGAAAACATTCTCCCCATTCTTCTGTTTTAGGATTAACAATGTACCAAGGTAAATTACTAGCTTCACAACTAATTCGATCAGCTTGACTTGGTGTTGGCAAAGTGTTGGGATGACTATGAACTATTCCAATTATTTCTCCTAAATTATCTGCTTTTACATAATCTTCTGGATCAAGAATAAAACATTGAGTATCAGTCATTGATAAATTTCTACAAGGATAATACTTTTCTTTTCCTTTTACATTTAATAATAAACCGCAACATTCTTTTGGGTCTTGGTCTTTCGCATGAACTAATGCTTTATCTCGCCAAGACATTAATTAAACGTACCAATGGAAGGAAATACGGAGCGAGTGCATTGTCTTTTAGGAGCACGAACTCCAGCTAGATCCCAAACTTGAGCTAATTCTAATTCTACAATGTCTCTATTTTCTGTTGCTTTTCTATCTACTGTATATACTTCTCTTTTAAATTCTGCTGTAGGATCAGCAGTTGCATTTGAATTACCAGAAAAATTTACAGCATCTAAAAACTTTGCCATTGTTTGTATGCGTGTAACTGTTGCACCAGTTAAATCATTCCCTGCTGTCGTTTGATTTACGGTTAGTAATATTGCAGACATCGTACCTAAAGCATTACTAATTAATAGTTTTGGTCTAGGTAGTTGACCTTTTCTAAAAGCAAAACCTGTTGCTTCTACAGGAAAACGTAAATAAGAATTACCAGCCCATACGATTTGACCATTGGCATTTAAGTTTGAACCAGCATGAAATCTATAAATTGTTGTTGCACCATGAAGTGAGTTAGACAACTGCAAAGTAAACAATTCAATAATTGCAGATGGATTTGTTTTTTGTATTTCATCAAATACTTTAGTAGTACTCATGGTTCAAATACTTGTCTAAATGTAGTATTGATTGTTGCTCTATTTAAATACGGTATAGATTTATTCCAACTAGGACACACAAATTTAGACGAACTTGCTTCACCAGGTGGAGTAAAATCAAAACTTGCACCATCTTCAGCACGAGCATCAAGAAATGTCTCTATGGTATCTGCGTCTGTTTCTGATACGTTAAATGTAAAATTAAAAACTTTTGGATTTTGATGAGCAGCTAACCCAAATAATATTCGATGTTCATAACCATCTTGAAATGTTACTGTTCTAGTTTTTGGTGCGGATCTTTTTTGTTGTCCGTAAGTAGGTGTTATTGATGGAAAAGTAGCCATTATGCAAGCAAACCTCCTGGTCTTTTTTGATTTACTATTTCAGATTGTACTGCTGCTGAAATAGCAAGTCCAAGTTCTCTACCTCTATCTTCATTACCTTCAACAGAAGAACCAGAAGCATCTACGTTTACTACTACATTTGATGATCCTCCAAGTTGATTATTCGGTGTAATCATTCCAGAACCTTTTGGTGTAAATAATTCTGGGCCACGTTCTCCAACAATATAACTTTTCCCTCCTGCTACTGGACCTCCTGCTGCCATTCCAGGTATCCCTAAACTTTTTCCTATAGTATTTACACCAGAAGATATTAAAGATCTTGATATTTGAGCAAATACTTGACGAGCTACATCACCTAAAGTCTTCGTGCCCTCAATAGCACCCATAATTGCATCTGTAATTCCAGATTTTATAGTTTGACCTATTTCCATATACAATTCATTGGCTTGATTTAAAGCATTATTTAACTTAAACTGATTTCTAAGAGCCTCCTCATCGTGATCTAATAATTTCTTACCACTTTTCTCTCTTTGTGCTCTAATATCTCTTATTTTTTGTTCTATTTCTGCTTGCTGCGACCCCATAGACATTGATTGTTGTAAAAATAAATTTTCTTCTTTTATATTTTTTAGAATAAGTTCTGTAGTTAATTTTTTATTTTCTAAAATTGTTCTTTCTTTTTCTTCATTAAATAAATTTTCTTTTCTTGCTTCTACAGATTTATTAATTGAATTTAATTGCATATCTATAACTTTTAATGTTTGTTCTGCTGCTTTTTTTTCTTTTGCTGCTTTTTCTAAAGCATCAAGATCTGGCATTTGTTGAGGAAATAAACCTCCACTTTTGAAACCTAATGGGCCTATTATTGTCTTTTTTTGAGCAGCAGCATCAAGATTAGCAGACATATTTGTTTGCTTTAAAAGTAAAGATTCTCTATTTTTTAATAAATTTTTTAATACTGGATCGGTAGTTTCAATATCTGAAGGAAGTGCTGCATTTACTGCTTTTTTATTTGCTCCTTGTTGGAAAAACTTTCCAAGTCTAGAGTTCATAATACTGGATGTAATTCCACTCATCATGCGTGTCATAGATCGTCTTAAGTTATTGCCCATAGTTTTAGTCATATCGCTAAATTCTTTTAAACTAGCCACTCCATCTTCTCCAATAGTTTTAGTAAGTTGCATTGTCGCTTCATTTAAAGCTGCTTCTTTTCCTCTTAGTTGTTCAATCATTTTTAATCTTTTTGCTTCTTCTGAACCTAAAAGACCTAAAGAATTTACTATTTTATCTAAATTAAATGCTTCAACACTAAACGCATCAGCTAATTGCGTAATGTTATCTCTAAAAGTAGTTAACTGTTGAAGAATAGAAGTAGCAACAAGACCTCCTGCAAAGCCTCCCATTTGACCACCAATCTTAGTTCCTAAGAAACCACCAGCAAATCCAGCAGCACCTCCAATCGGGCCTTGTCCAAATAATAATGGAAACGCACCAGAAATTGCTCCACTTGTAAATGCTGCTTTATTACTTTTATTATTAAATTTATTTCCTTGATTTTGTGCTTTATTGTTTTGAGTTTGTGCTTTTGTATTTTTTATTATTTGAGTTGTTTCTCTACCTATCGCTTTAGCTTGTTTATTAGATGCTACTAAAGCTTCTTTATGTGCATCTGTTCCAAGAGTTATACTATTTGCATAATTTTCTAAAGCGTCTGCTGCTGCGACTTGTTGGTTGGCTGTTTTACCAAAAGCTCCTTGAGATTTATTAACAGCTTTGACAAGATCATCCATGTCTTGTCTGTATTGTTTTATCTGATTACGAAATTTCTTACCACCTTTACCCCCAATATTACGAGGGTTCATTATATCTACACCACGGATTTTATCTATACTTGTAGTTAATTCATTTACTTTTGCTTTTAATCTATCAAGACCAGACTGCCCCTTAACTCTTAAATTTATATTTACACCGTAATCGGCCACAGTAAAATTAAAACTTTATTTTAGTGTACCGCTTTTAGCGTTTTCTTGCTTGCGATTTATGCTTTGCATCTTCATAAGCCTTGTCTTCATATTCTTTCTTTAATTCATAGTAAGCAAGCCAATTTATATATTCTTCTTGTGTTAATTTGCCAGTAAGTTCTTTTATTGTCATTCCTAACTCTGTAGCTAGAAAAAACATAAAATACCAATCGTTTCTAGCTTTTTAAGTCTGCTTTCGCTTCCTCCAATTTATACTCAGATCCAGAATTTAACATAGCAAGTTGTATATCTTGCAAGGTAGCTGCATTTACTTCTCTTCGTAAAGAAGCTTTATGACCATCTTGAAATAATCGTTTACCATCTTTATCTAATGCTTTTGTAATCATAAGATTTAATGCAAAATCATCATTAATTGTTGATTCTCCAGACTTTGCAACTATTGATTCTCTTTCTGCAATAGTTAATGGATTCCAGTAAATTTCTAGAACTGTTACATTTCCCTCTTTTAATTCATACAAATATTTTTGGCTTACACCAAATTTGTTTTTGAGAAGTTCTATTGCTTCCATAAATTTATTAGATTGCTATTCTATTATACTAGGCGTTTGCTGTAAATTGACAAGATATTATTCCAATGAAATGACTTCTATCCTCTATTTCCAATGGAGTTGGGCCATTAATATCTAATACTCTAGGTTTACAACTAAAAGTATCTGTATATCCAGAAGCATTTACTGAAGTTAAACCATCAATAACCGCCTCACATATTTCAGATAAAACTGAAGTGCCTTTTGATTTTGGAACGTAAACATTACATTGAATAACACCAGCATAATAATCTGAAGCTGCTCCCTGATTTTGTAAAGTTGATTGGTTAAAATCTATACTCATTAAAATGTATTTTTTATTTTTTCCAGGAGTTGTAAAATGCACATTGTCATAAACCATCGCAATGGTAGGATCAACGTCTAAAACCTTGTCTGTAACTGCTTTTTCAAATGCTGCTCTTGTATTAACTAAAGTCATTTAGAAAACTCCGTATATTTAACACTTGGCTCAGAAGAACCAAAACCTTCAGTAAGGCTACCGCCAACAAATAATCTTCCTTTATCTGACATATTTTCTTGTATCATTTTACCCAAAGAACCCTGAATAAATGATTGAACTTTACCACCTTCTAAAGCATATACAGAATATTTAGCTCTATTGCCAATAAATACTGCTTTTTTATAATTAAACGCTCTTTTTACAGGAAATCTTGGTTCAATTTTAGGATTTCTAGGTCGTTCTTGTATTTGATAAGGAGGGCCAGCTTTTCTTCTTGTAAAGAAATCTACACTACGTTCAAATTTTATTGATTTCCAGGGTTCAAAGTTTTCTGCTATCTCTGTAGCTTGGATAGCAGTGTTTGATGCTTCCCAACTAGAAGCAAAAAATCCTGTCCATACTGGACTCCTTTTTTTTGTAGATAACTTAGCATGAACGTCTTTTATAAGCCTATTAAAATCTCGACTAATCTTTTTATCTAAATCTGGCGGTAATTTTCTTATGTCTCTTGTTGTCATTAGAACCGCACCAAGATACTGAATAGATAAGTCTGCCCGCCCTTTTTAGTATCAATATCGACTATCTGTGCAACTCTGTTAGACCCATCAAAACTTAATGTAATTTCATCATCCATATCTACTTGGTTATCTCCTATAAGATCAGGTGTAATGTATAATTTTGCTTGCCTCATTTCTTGTCCAGTTTCTTCTTCTGATCTTATAAAAGATATTGGAACTTTTATATCTGAATATGTTGTATCTATTGTTATTTGTTTTCCTGTTTCTACGTCATAGCTGGATATACCTTTTTTTGTATAAGTAATAGTGTGATCTAAAGAATCGCCTAAAGTTGCAACAACACTTTTAGCAACACTCTTAAATAAACTATCTAGTTGACCTGCCATTATCCTCTAACTACCCTCATTTGAAAACTACCTGCTCCACCTAGCATATAAGCTCCAAGATAACTTTGTAACCACGGGTAAACATCTAAAATATTATTTATTGATCCTGTACCCTGACTTTCAGTATTATATTTAACTCTAAGATCACCAAGAGCAACTTCTTCAAAATTACCATCTTTACCAGTAGTACCAGTAATAGCTCCAGTATCATTTGCCAAAGCTCTAGCTAATTCATATTCTGCATACTTAATATTATTTGGAATTGTAGAACAAGCTAGTTCAACACCATCAACTTGGTAATTATTTCTTGGAAACTTTAATGCCTGTCCATCATCACATCTATCTCCATAAAATACAAAACTATCAATCCATCTTGTAGCTGATATTAATGATCTATTTTTTTGGTCATCTGTTTTATTTGTCCAAGTTGAAGAATCTGGAACAGTTTCAAAATAAGTATTAGCTTCTGCCAACGTAACATAACTATTAGCACTAGCTCCTTTTATTGTTGCGTCTATAGTTGCTGCCACGATCTATAAAGTAATTTAGTTTTATTGTAGCGTAAAGAAAAAACCCCACCAATAATTGATGAGGTTTTATGACCACTAATTAAATAATATTACGCAATATTAGATGTATCAAGTGGTGAGTTAACAACTAAACGTACGATTGGAACTAAATCTGCATCGTATGTTAATGCCCACTTGTTAGCAGTTGCTAAGTTTGCATTAGTTGGGTTGTCGCCAGCGTCTACCCACTTAGTACCCATAACGTGATAAGCACTGTGGTAGTCAACAGACATAACATCCTGCTTAGAAAGAATGTTTCTATCTGATTCAATACCTAAAGGTGATTGCTGTCCTTCAAGAATTGTTCCTGACTTAATTAAGTAGCAAAGGAACTCAGTTTGATGACCAGAAGCACCAGGAGGAACTGTATTGACTTGAGAGTCAACAACGACATTCATTCCAGCAAATTGACCTACTGCTCTATCAGTAATGCCAACACCACCGCCACCCCACTGGATACCAGTTCCAGTAGATAGTGCAGAAGTTGAGAATGTAAGCATACCAACCTGATAAAGGTAGTAAGCAACAGAAGGGTGAAGTACGATTGTATCTAGTTCTTCGCCTCTTTCTCCAAGAAGTGATCTACCTCTTGCAACTGTAGCTGCTGTTAAGAAGTTAGCTTCAGTAGCACCAGTACCAGCTTTTGCTAAATCTAAATGATTAGCAGCAAGAGCAGTTCCAAATAATCCCTGAAGATGACTAAATAATCTTGCAGAGTTTAATTTGTTGATTGCATCTGCAATCTGGTTTCTGATGTGACCCATTGGATCTTCACCAGCAGCCAATACAGCTACATCATCAACAGCATACGCAAAACCTCTGTGGCAGATAGTTGCAATCTGTGTTGCAGTACCAATCTTCTGTGGTGTTAAATAACCACCATTACTAGTACCCCAAGATGCTGTACCATCTAAGATTTCCTCAGTTGGTGAAATTGGGTTAAATTCTGGAACTTGTATTCTTGTTCCACCTTCTGATGCATCAAGAAGTGCGTTACGCACAACAGCACCAGATTTAATAAATGCACTACGTTCTTTAATTGCTTCGGAAACGTATGTGC